TGTGGAGAATAACCTCTCAGTCCGACACCAGTCTCACCTGTTGCCCTTGTAATGATCTTGGTCATTCCGTTGTTGTCTAGGAATCTTACCCAAAGTTCTGACTGTGTGTTTCTTACTATGTAGCCTTTGAGAAATGAACTGTTGATAACCAAACTTCTGATCCTGTCAAACATGATGGTTGCCTGATTTTGTGTAGGGGCTGCAATAACTATTGTACATTCATGCTTTACTGTCTTTAGCATTAACGGTGCAAAGAACGCAAAGTGTACTGCCTTGGCAGCAGTTGACATGGTTTTACCCACCTGTCTTCCACTTCTGTACACTATGAATCTGTCCTGACAGTCAACATACTTTACATTGTAGTCAAACAGTTTGTGACCTAAGAATATGTCACTGAACTTGCTAGGGGATTTTGCACAATCTGCTATTGACTGCATGAACTCTATTCTTTCCTGAGTCTCCTCCTTGGTAGGTCTAGCCATCTTTTTTCTGTGCCTTTATCTGTCGGAATATGCTTTCAATGTCACCCTCTTTTGAGAACTCTTTTTTCTCAGTAATTGTAATTTTACTGTTGAGGTCATTCATTGATTTTACAATGTTTAGCAATGTATTAATTTCACTCTTACTGTTTCTATCTGGTACGTTGCCATCAAACTTGGCTTGTGTCAAAGTCATGAGGACATTCTCAAATGTAAGTTTTGCAACCATGTCTATCATGTTTTTCAAATCCTCTGGATTTCTAGTATCTAGCTCATTAATGAAACTAATGAAATCTTTGCGAATACCACAAACTGCTCCCTTTTCATATTTAGGACATTTGCCATTTCCACCTTCTTCAACTGACTTGTAGACACATTGATCACATAGGGCTGGTATGTTTGCTTCCTTGAAATGCTTGGCACTATTGAATGGAGATATGGTTTTTCTCTTGTCTTCCACGACTATATCGGTATTGCCAATAGGCTTTATTTTGAAAATATCATCATTTTTATCCATTATATAACAGTTTTTTTAACTTGTTTATAAAGTTTTTTTAATCTTCAAAACTGGATCTATTATCTTCAAAACACATGCTAGCATAGTCACACATGCCATCACAGAGGAAACATTTGGTTCTTTCTGGTAATGTTTTGTTAGTAAGAGAGTCTTTGATATTGTTTGACCTTTCAATCATGTCAATCAAAGTTTCTTCCACTGGTTTTAACTTGAAAGATATGGTAATTGGTTTGTCCCTTTTATCTTTTTCAATTCTGTTTGAAATGTATATCACACATCCAAAGTCAGCATCAATATTATAGCATTTTTTTAACAATACACGGTATCTGTTGATCTGATCCTTGTGAGAATCACTTGCCTTGCTTGTTGCCTTTGAAAAATAATCAATACTTCCTGTCGTCTTTTTGTCACAAATCACCCATTTATCACCGACTTTCATCAAGTCGTCTATACTGCCATATATAATATCTAGCTGTCTAGGATCATCTAATGGTATTTTTTTAGATTCCTCATAGGTCAATGACTCATCTCTTACATAATCATATGCAAGAAACATTTCATGATGTTCATCTTTTGCCAACTGTGAGTTGCTGTGAACTACCTGACCAAAGTATAATGACTTTGTGCTTTCAGTATTCATTCCAGTTCTAGGTAGAACCTTACCATAGATTACATTACGCATGCATGGTTTAATTATATCACTAACATGTATGACACCCAATCTTTCGGTTGCCATAGCTTCCATTTGGGCTCGTCTAAATTGAAAATAAATTTCCTCATTCACATCATCAATCTTTAACATGAATTAACAGATATGTCGTGCTATATATATGTTTAGTATGAACCTATTTTTTCACAACCACATGGTTCTGAGACTTCTCCAGTTTCAGGCATTGGGTGTACACATCCATTGTTGTCTTCATGAGTTTGCTGTGAGTGTCCACAGTCCTTACATTCTCCACCAACTAGAATTTTTATAGATCCCATCAGTAACTCTCCTCAATGGTAAAATTAAAAGTTTCTGACTGTTCTGTCATTACACCACTTGAATTTAACAACTCAACTTCACCTTCCCATATACCTGCATTTGCAATAACAGTATCAGTAGCACTTAACAGATATGATATTTCACCTGTTGACCTGTTAGAATATGTTGCTGCACCATTGATAATACTCGTACCATCTGGTTTCCATACCTTCCATCTAGCAGTAGCATAAGTAGAAGTATCAGATAGATTCTTAGCCACGCCTGAAGCATCAGCAATATTGATTACAACGTTAGATCTAGCACCTGCTTTGACTATAAACTCGATATTTCTACCTTTTAGATTCATTGACATATCATATATCACTTGCCATTAGTTAAAAAGATTACCTACTATCTCCTTTAGAGGTATCTGAGCCTTTACTGAGTTTAGCAGTAGTTGATGATACGTTTAATCTGACAGATCTGGTTATGTTTACTATAGCCCATCTTATCTTTTGTAATGATTCTCCAATTTGCAATGTTTCATTTACAATTCTAACAAGTGAAAGGATTCTGTCTCCATTAAATTCTGAAATATGTAATGATTCAGTTACAAGTTTGATCAAGTGATCTGTCTTAACAATAATTTCTGAGTATTGTAATGATTCAGATATACGTTTAACAATAGTTCTAGACTTGTTTGCTACCTCACTCAAACTCAAACTGTTGTTGATTGTTCTAACCATAGTTCTAGACTTGTTGACAATCTCACTCAAACTCAAACTATTATTAATTACTCTAAACATTGTTCTGGATTTCTTGACAGTTTCGGATTGCTGTACAGTTTCATTGACTCTTACCAGATACTTGTTAAGTCTTGATATTGATTCACTAATTCTTAATGTTTCATCTATGACTCTGAACATTGTTCTAGCACTTCCATCAAACTCTGCTATGGATTCAGCTTCATTGACATATCTGTTTCTTAATCTATTTGGATTTCTTGTTTCTGATAACTGCAATACATCTGCTATGCTTCTAATGACTCCTTTTAGTCTAGGTACAACTTCAGATTGCTGTACAGTTTCACTCAATACTCTAAACATTGTCCTACTCTTATTGGTATTTTCAGATAATGAAACTTGTTCATTGAACAGTCTAACCATGTCTCTTAACTGACTAAATGCTTCTGACGTTTGCTCGCTTTCATTAATCATTTTGAGTAATGTCTTTAACTTGTTTGCAGTTTCATTTAGATTCTCTGTCTCTGTAATTGACAAAAGTATATTCTTTATCTTTGTAATATTTTCAGTCGTGTTTTCAGATTCATTGATAAGTCTAACCATGTCTCTTAATGCATTACTGTTCTCACTTGTTTGAAGTGTTTCAGCAGCATATCTTAACATGCCTTTGTGACGAGAAGAAGTCTCAGATAATGATAATGTTTCTGTTACTGCTAGTAATATTGCTTTGATAAGTCCATCAAACTCTGCCAATGTCTCAGATTCATTCAATGTTCTAACCATAGTTCTGCTCTTTAATGCTGACTCAGTTGACTGTACTGTTTCAGTAATGAGTTTAATTAGAATTAACCTTACATCAAATACATTTTTTTGAAATATACTTCTTTGAAACGCATAGTCTCCAAACTCACCTTGAAATGCATTTGCTTGAAAGATGTTGGTTTGAAAAACTTTTGGTACTACTGCCACTATAACTCAGTCCAAGTGTCATTGTTTAGAAGATATTCCTTATTCAAGTCAGTATCATAATATACAGCACCGTCTTGAACTGTCATTGATTGCACACCGTCACTACCTAATACTGATATATTTGTAGTAGATCCATAATCTCCTCCACCTGCTACATTTCTCCATTCAATAATGTTTATTTGACTTGTACTAACAAGTTTTCCATTTACAGTTAATCTTGTTGGAACTGTACCTGAACCACTTTTTCCCTCATTAATATTCAATGTTAATAATTTTTCCTGACTTGCGACATTGACAATAAACATATTCATAAATTGACCACTTCCAATGTTAGAAAAATCCCCAATATCATTTTGTGTATGTGATGTAGAAGTAGAGCCACCATTTGTATTAGCACTAAAAGCATAATTAGAACCTGTATCTACTGAACCATTTCCTAATCTTAATCCATCTTGTATAGTTCCATTACTATCTAAATAACACATTACCTGTAAAATTTTTCCTGTTGTAAATGTGCCACTTGAAATTGGAGATGATGATGCTGTCACACTAGATGCTTTAGACCAAACCATTAGTCAGAACCCCATATTTTAAAAATTGAACCTGTATCGAAACCTGCACCACCGTTATCTGTTACCTGCACACTTGTTATCTGTGCTGATGTGTTTGCCCATTGACAAGCACCTTCAATATGTTGAGGAGCATTTGAAGCACCTGATCCACTACCTGCGTTAAATGCTGTCATAAAAGTCATTAATTTTACTTTGTCAGAAGTGTTAACAATAAACATATTTGTCAATGAGTGATGATCTCCTGTACCTCCTGTTAATACGTTTGTTAATTGTGATTGTGACGTAATATTAGCATCAGAAGCTCCATTAATTGAATGTGTCCTATTATAATTACTACCTGAGTCAGCATTAAATCTTAAATAAGTGTTTCCAGTATGACCTTGCTGATAAAACTGCAACCAAAGATATTTTTTAGCAGATATTGTACCTGTTGAAAACTCTTGATTATTACTTGATAATTCATTAGAGTATAATTCTTCCCAAGAGTTTGTAGTATGTGTGTCAGTATTATCCCATCCAAATACAACAACCTCTGTACCTGTGCCAAAAGATGATCCACCACCATCTGCCCATAGATTAATACTTGTAATTTGACTTGATGTATTAGACCACTTGCCTGCTACTTCCGTTCTATTCGGCACATTTGAAGCTCCTGTTCCAGTAGTTTCCATAGAACTGCCCATTAATAATTTTTCATTTCCAGAATTATTAACTATAAAGAAACTACCAAATTTATCATTATTAGCATTGGAATATGTTGCGTTAATATTATTTGCTGCTCCACCAGCATCTCCGTCACTTGCACCATTTCCACTATATCTGAAATTATAATTAGAACCTGTATCTCCATTAAACTGAATTTTTTGCCTTCCAACAGCATTACCCTTAACAAAATACTGCAACCAAAGATATTTTTTAGCAGTAAATGTTCCACTTGATAAGTTACCTGCTGCACTTCCTAGTGTAGCTCTAGCAATTTCTTTCCACCCACCTACGCTTGGACTTGCCAAACTCAAAGCAGGTCTTTCAGCAGTTGTACCACTAATACGATTTCCAGCTAGCCATTCTACCATTTCAGTTCAACCTCATTTCCACAACTGCATAAAACAGAAGTGTTTTTATTCTCACTTCTATTGGTCATACTGCTACCACAAGAGTCACAAGTTCCTTTTTTTAGGTGTATATAATTCCAACATAGATCACAGTAATGATATTGAAACCTGATATATTGGTCATATTCGTGAGCTCCTAGTGTTGCTGTTTGGCATTTGTCACAGGTATATTTTTCCCCTGCGTTCAAATGGTCATAGTATTCTTGGCTCATACTGATGTTACTCCGTTGTAAATTTCTGTTCCTCTTACTTTGAAATTATATCCACTTGTAGCTCCACCACCTGTAATTCCACTGTGGTGTAATGTTGTTAGCCCTGTTACTGAACCTGAAATTGTAACAGTTATGTCAGAACCATGTTGTGAAGTTCTTGCAGAATCAGTGTACATTTTCAATGTTAAAACTTGACCGTCACGAATTAATCTACAAAAATATGATGTGTTAGTTGACATTGTAGATGATGCTGATGAGTTTGCTTGACTTGATCCATCTCTGTATCTTATCATTAACACATTTGTACCAGCTTCTACAACTGATACCATATCCTGTGTCGAATCCCATGATGAGCTTGTACCTGCTGCCAAGACAAATGGGTACATATTAACTGCACCAATATTATAATATTCAAAATCTGCAACCCATTTTGTATCATTAAGAGTTATTCCAAGTGATGTATGTACGAACTGTCCATTTGCTGAACCTGTGCTGTTTGCGTATGCCCAGCCACCGTCAATTCCAACTGTTTGAGATCCAGTTCCACTATTGGCAGTATTGGTAGTTGCTTGTGTCCAACCTGATGTAGAAGAATAATCCCCTGTATATGTTGGTGGATATGTCCAAGTGGCAGTTGTTGTTTCATTTTCTAATTTACCTCCTGTTACTGCATCATAATTATAATATCCAGCAAAACCTGTAGTAGATATTGATGAAGCTAAAGCACCTGTACCTGAATTATATAATGAAGTTACTTCACTAGATGTAATAACTCTATTCCAAATTCCTGTATCATCTAACAATCCATCATAATATCCATAACTGCTTGGATCTGTAGAATGTCTACCAATAACAAAATTACCATTACTTGCATTTGTGTTTGGATTTGAAAATGTTGCTGTATCTTCTTGTGATCCATTGATATATAATTTAACAGTATTAGATCCAAAAGTCATAACTACATGATACCAAGTGTTATTTGCAAATTGGGTTGTAGAATTAATATCTGTAAACCATCCGTTACTAGAAGTTGTAAAATTAACTCGTAATAGACTTGTATTTTTTATTGCGATACTTATACCTGTTCCGTTAGCTGCACTTGTAGCCATACTGTCAAATATATAATCTCCATTACCATGTATTGAGGACATATTTCTTGGTCGCATCCAAAATGATATTGATCCACCTGTATTGTCATGTAATCCATTAAATTTAACAGATGTTACAGAACGTGATGTAGAACCATTAAAGTCATAACAACCTGTTCCTAATTTTTCATTAGTTGTATCTAGTGTTATATTTGAATTAGTGCCATCTTTAGTAGTGTCTTTACTAACATCAAACCAATATCGTTTACCTGTATCTTTCTCCACTAGGATAGAATTGTCTTGGACATTGGTTGGTTTGACAGGTGTTGGAGAACTTTGGTCTTTATAGATTTTTATGTTATCCAAATATGCTGACCATGCTTGACCTGAATTTTGTGAGTATGATTTTAAATACAAATATCTTACTGTTTGTGCTGTTGTGGTTACTGAATAGTTTGCAACTTCTGTTTCTCTAGTAGAATCAGAAAAGAATTGAACTCTGAATGTTGTTCCACTTCTTGACAACCTTCCATATCTTAACTGAGTTGCTGAACTGTTGAGAGGAAATGCTGTATTACTCTCATTACCTGATGCGTTTGTCCCTGCACTACTTTTAGCTCTTGCATAAATATAGGTGTATGATCCTGATGGATAACCTGACATTTTAGTTTGCTCTGAGTTCATTGTTGGATCTTCTCCACTAACATCTGCTGTTGTGGTTGATATTCCAAATGTAAATGCTACTGCCTGTCCTGATGATGTAAACGGTGTGTTTGTAAATGTAAAGTCAAAGTCAATACAATAATCCCCATCTAAATCAAATCCAATGTCATAACCGTATGCCCTTGCATCAACATAGGTTTCTCCTATTGAGAAATTTGCCCTGTTACTTGAGAAAGCCAACTTGGTTGCATCATTTGATGATTTAGTCCACCCTGAATAACTTGTTGGGAAATCGTCATAAGTTAAATCTGGAGTTGGTGCTTCATCAGTTGACAATGCAACAATTCGTTTAGAGTCTAAATAATTAATGGTCATGTTCCAAGCTCCTTCCATTGAGTAAATATTCCACTTGATATTGCCTTTCCACTATTACTATCATACAATGATGTTATTTCATCGGCAGTAAGAACCCTTTGCCAAATTGTCATCTCATCAAATAATCCATCGAAAAATCTATCAGCATAATTACCTCTAGAAGCAAGTTTTAAGCTGTATTCACTATCGCCTGTTGAACCTGCTACTGCTCTAGCTACTGAACTCCCTGCT